TTGAGGCCGACGCGGATCTGCTTGACGGGTGCCTGAATGACACACTGATTCGCTGGATTGTGGATTACAATTTTCCCGGTGTTTCTGTCTATCCGAAGATCATGACGTATGCCGCCGCGAAGCCGGGCCTGAAAGAGCAAAGCGAGATCGACAAGACTTTGGTTGTGGATATTGGGTTACCGGTCGGAGCGGCCTATTTTTACCAAACCTACGGGATTCCTGTCCCGGAGGAAGGAGAGGAACTGGTTAAGCCGCCGCCGAAAGCGCAACCGCTTGGCGGATTGCCCGGCGCAGAGACGCCGCAGTTTGCCGAAGGCGCCGCCGTCCTCGATGCCGCCGATGTTGTCGCAGACAGCACTGCCGCCCAAGCCATGAAAGTTACAGACGAAACATACATGGCCCCCCTGAAACGCCTTTCGGAAGAGGCCAAATCTCTCGAAGATCTGCGGGACCGCATCCTCGATCTCTGGGGGGAGATGGACCCGCAAAGCCTGGGCGTCATCATGGAGAGAGGAATGATGCTGGCCGATATGACCGGAAGATATGAAGCCTCCGTGGAGACGGGGGGTAAAAAAAAAGTCTGAAGTTCGCTGAGAACGATGTTTCTCCGGACCTTTTAACGGTTTTTAAACTGCCCTTTAAAGAGCAGGAAAAGTTCTTTCAAAACAAGCTGAATATCCCGACGCGCAAGTGGGACGATCTCTGGAAAGACCAGCATGCGAAAGGCTTCATGGTTGCCGGGGCGTACAAGGCCGACCTGCTGACGGACTTCCGGGGAGCCGTAGATAAGGCCATCACGCAAGGAACGACGCTGGAGGAATTCCGGAAGGATTTCGACAGCATCGTCGCCAAGCATGGCTGGTCTTACAACGGTTCCCGAAACTGGCGGAGCGAGGTCATCTATTCCACCAATATCCGCCAGTCTTACAATGCCGGACGCTGGGCGCAGTTGACGGACCCGGAGCAGTTACAGGTCCTGCCGTACTTGACTTACAGGCACGGCGACAGCCGGGTGCCGAGACCTCATCATCTGGCCTGGAACGGTACCACTCTCCCTGCAGATGATCCCTGGTGGAACACGCACTTCCCCCAAAACGGCTGGGGCTGCAAATGCCGGGTTTTCGGATCGTCGCGTAGTGAATACGCGGCAGCGCAGAAAGAAGGGCTGACCGAAGCGCCGCCATCGGAGATCGACCCGAAAACGGGCGAGCCCATCGGCATTGATAAGGGGTTTGGATTCAACATCGGAAAGGCGTACCTGGAGCAGACGCACGATATTCTGAAAGGAAAATTGGCCGATTGGGATGCCGTCATCGGCGCCAAAGTCATGGAGGAGGGAAGAGTTGCAGCCCGGAAGGTTATTGAAGAAAACTATCAGACTTTTCTGGATAAAACGCTTTTGTCCGGGAAGACCGCCTGTGAATTTGCCTTGCTGGGTGCGATGACGGAAACAGACATTGCCTTTCTTGATGCGAGGGGGAAGATGCCGGAAAGCTCCGGGATCGTGATTGGAGACAAAATAATCGCCGGAGCAAAGGCGGCCCGCCATGAAGCAGCGGGAGACGCCTTGACGGAAAACGAATGGAAGAACCTCCCTGCCGGCGTTCTTTCGCCGGAACGGGTTCTTTACGACAAAACGGACGGCAATATTTTGTTTGTCATGCCGTCTGCAGATGATCCGAGGAATATAAAAGTGACAATCAAAACTGACTTTTACGAGAAAAAGCTAAAGCAGAAAATTAACTCTGCCAGATCCGTTTTTAAGGTGGGGGCTGCCGCGCTCGATGACAAGACGCGATATGAGGTGATCAGATGAAAATAACGGGCGGGAGGCCGGCTGTCCCTCCATGCCGGGAACCCTTTCGGGAACCCGCCGCAGGCGCACCGAATTTCCTGCTGTCGCCCGTGAAGAATAGTGGAACACAGGTGCGATGTGTTGTCAAGGGAAAAGTAAATGCCTGAAATCATCATAAAAATGGACGGCGCCGATGCCGTTCGGGAGCGGCTCCGGCAGATATCTACAAGGGTATCGAATATGTCGCCCATCATGAAGGCCATCGGCGACCGGGTTGTCGAGCAGACCAAGCGGCGCTTTGAGGCCGGTGGACCGGCCCCGGACGGGACGCCCTGGAAGGAACCGAAGACGCCGAACCCGAAACGCCGCCGGACCTTGACGGTGTCGGGGCACCTGCGGGACAGTATCAGGTCGCAACTGGTGGGAAGCAATGCCGTAAGGATCGGAACCGACAAGGAATACGCCGCCATTCACCAATTCGGCGGACGGACGGCGGCGCACGTTATCCTGCCCCGGAACAAGAAGGCGCTTAAAACGCCTTACGGCCTGTTCAGGAAGGTACGCCACCCCGGTTCGGTAATTCCCGCCCGCCCCTTCCTGGGGGTAAGCGAGGCAAACAGCTCGGAGCTGCTCGGCATCATTAACGAGTATATTGCAGGGAGGTGAAACATGATCAAATTCAAAGGATTCGATGATTGGATTCCCGTCTTTCAGGGTGGAAGCCAAACGGACAGCGCGGGGCGCATCCATGACGGGACTGCCCTGATCGATAAGGCCGTTTCAACCTTCAATGCCGCCCGGCATGAGCCCCCCGTGGTCATCGGCCACCCGAAAGAAAATGGTCCGGCTTTCGGATGGGTTGAGGGTCTTAAAAAGCAGGGAGATACACTCCTTGCCAAGTTCAAACAGGTTGAACCGGCCTTTGCCGACATGGTTAAGCAGGGCCTATTCAAAAAGCGATCCGCCGCCTTCTATCCCGACGGATCGCTCCGGCATGTCGGCTTTCTGGGGGCGATGCCTCCGGCGGTCAAAGGGCTTCCCGATGTGGCCTTCACGGAAGAGGACGCTCTGACGTTCGAGTTTTCCGACTATCAGACCCTCTGGGCCTGGGAGTCTATTGCCCGCCTCTTCGGTAAGATGCGGGATTACCTCATCGAGAAGGAAGGCATGGACAAGGCGGATCAGGTTATCAGCGCCTACCAGGTCCAGGAGATAACAGACGCGGCGGCAAAGGAAAGACAGGAGATACAGCAGGAAGCAGGGGCAGAATTGAATGCTGTCCCTGCCATGAATTACCAAGAGAAGAAAGGAGAAAAGAACATGCAATTTAAAGAGTTTGTCCAGAAGTTGAAGGATCTGGTCGCCGGTGTCGATGCGGCAGGCGGCGATACCGTGTCGGGAAAGCAGTTCTCCGAGGCGGACATCGAGTCGGCGAAAAAACAGGCGACCGAAACGGCAGCGAAATCTGAACGTGAAAAGGTGACCTCTGAATTCGCTGAAAGGGAGCGCACGGCGCGCCAGGATGCCCGTAAACGAGAGATCGCCTCCTGGTGCGAGTCAATGGTCAATGCCGGGAAGATGACGCCCGCAATGATCAAGTTCGGGGTACCCGAGTTCATGGCGGCCTTCGCCGAAAAAGAAGACGTCATCGAGTTCGGTGAGGCGAAGGAAAAAGCCACCCTCTATGACCGTTTCAAGATGTTTTTCGATACGGAAATGCCCAAGGTGGTGACCTTTGGCGAGGTGGCCGCCAGAGGCAAGGACACAGGTGGTGCGGGCGGTACGGGGGAGAAATTGACGGCTCTCACCGCGAAGAAGATGAAAGACAACAAGGATTTAACCTATAGCGCGGCCTTCGCCGAGGTGCAGAAGGAAAACCCCGAGCTCGCCCGGGAATACGCCGCAGAATTCACGGAGGTGAAGTAACATGGGCTACGAAATTCCTGTACTAAAAGTGTCTCACCCGGCCATCGAGGATCTGTCGAACGATCAGTATCGATTTTTGGTGCTGACATCCACGGGGGTTCGGCGGCCTGACAGCGAAACAGAGGCTCTCTACGGCATCCTTCAGAACAAGCCGACCTTGGGCGAAGCTGCAGAAATCATGCTCCTGGGTATTTCCAAGTTAGAGATGAACGATGCTGTGGCAGTCAATGCTTTCGTCAAGGCCGAATATGTATCGGCGACTGACGCCGGAAAAGGCAAGACCGCCGCTGCTGCCCTCGCCTATTCCCGCGCCCTGGTTCTTGAGGCCTCCAGCGCTGAGAATGACCTGGCAACGGTACTCCTGGTCGGCCAGGTGCCAGGGATTACCCAGACGGGCTGGTTTCATTCGACCGTCACGACTGACGCCACGGCGGGCGCTAAAACCTACACGGCTGCGGAACTGCTCGGCGGCCTCATCCTCCGGGATCCGGCAGGTGCAAACCGGTCCGATGTCTCCCCCACGGCTGCACTGATTGTGGCCGGGTTTGCCGGCGGCGTCGTCGGGTCGAGCTTCGAATTCACGATTCGCAACACGGCGGATGCGGCGGAAACGATCACCTTAACTGAGGGCGCAGGTGCCACTTTGTCAGGTACGATGACCATCGCCCAGAACAACTCCAAGCGCTTCCTCTGCCGTCTCGATGATGTCGGCAGCGGCACGGAGGCGGTCACCATTTACAGCCTGGGAACCACGGTTCACTAATCACAGGCAATTGAGATTCACCCCGGCGGCGGGCGAGGAGCCTGGAGCCGCCGGGCAATTACTTTAAGATCACGGAGGATTGCACATGGCTCCCAATGTCAAAGAGACTATCGTTGCAGGACCGTTGCAGAATGTTTCAATCGCGTTCCGCAACGAAGAGTATATCGCTGATCGGGTTTTCCCCATCCTGGACGGGGCTGATCCCAAGGCAAAGATCACCATCTACCAGAAAGGAGACTGGTTCCGGGATGAGGCCAGTATTCGCGCCGCTGGAACCAGGGCCAGGCGCGGAGGCTACAAGCTGGAAGACGTCTCCTTCTCCACGAAGGAATATGCGTTCGCCAAGGAAGTCACGGACGAGGATCGGCGCTTTTCCAGGCTGAAGTCGTCGCCCCCTCTCCAGCCGGATCAGGATGCGATCGAGTATGCCGCAGACAAGGTCGACATCAAGAAGGAAATTCGGACTGGCGAGTTGATTACCGGCGGGACCTGGGCTGATGGAAATGTCGGCGGCGAGGATGCGGAAGGGCTGTGGAGCCCGGCGGGCGCTACGAATACCTTCCTTGCCGACATCGTCAAGGCGCGTAAGGCAACCAAACTTAAAACGGGGAAAACGCCCAATGTCCTGCTTTTGGACGAGGCAACCTATCTGGCCCTGAAGGAATGCGAGGCCATTCTCGACAAGATCAAATACACCCAGCGTGCGGTGTACGGGACGGAGCTTTTGGCCGCCCTCCTCGAGTTAGAGGAGGTCCTGGTCGGGAAAGCCATCAAGAACACGGCAAAGGAAACAAAGGCCGGGACTGAGTTCACGGGCGTGAACATCTGGGAAGTTAACGCCGGAAAAGGGATGGGGTTCCTATTCTATAGGCCTAAAAAACTGGGCCTCAAGACTGCGACGGCAGGCCTCCAAGTCCGCCTGGCCTATGAAGACGGCCAGGCCCGCCGGGTCACCACCTGGCGCGAACCGGCGGAACATCAGGACGTCTACGAAGTGGCCGAAGAGACTGACATCGTACTGGTCCACGCGGACCTCGGATATCTCTTTAAGGATACCTACGCGACCTAAACAGTAAACGGTAAAAGGTGAATGGTAAGCAGCAAAAATCGTTCACCTTTTACCACTCACCTTTCACAAGGACGGAACTGATTATGGCCTACAGCACGCAGACAGACCTCGAAGAACAGATCAGCCAGGCTGAAGTGATCGAATTGACTGACGATGCCGGAAGCGGTTCCGTTGACACATCCGCCGTGGCCCGCGCCATCGCTGATGCCGACGCGGAGATCGATTCCTATTGCGGAGGCCGTTATACCATGCCATTTTCACCTGTTCCGGTTATCATCCGGAAATTCTCTGTGGACATGGCGATTTACAACCTGCTTTCCCGACGGTCGATTATGAAGATCCCGGAGGATCGACAGAAGCGCTATGACAATGCGATCCGGTTTTTCAGAGATCTGGCAAAGGGACTGATCTCCCTGGGAGCAGATGCCCCGTCGGAGCCAAGCGACGGACTTCCCCAGGCGACGCGGACGAAAGCCGACCGGATATTCTCTCTGGGTAAAACCTCCGACAGCAGCGCCGGAACATTGGATAATTATTGACATGTACACCATCGAACAGATCGAAGACGCGATTATCGCAAAGCTTGCCCCCCTGAAGGTCGGTTATACGCCTGTCGGCGGAAGCGATCCTGCTATATGGCGGACGGTTCGGACGATCAAAAGCTATCAGGGCGAACTGGATGACGAGGAAAGCATCGCCCGTGCGACCCGTCTTTTCCCGGCAATCCTCGTCATGTACTTCGGTTCGGAATATGAAGAGCACGGGGCGCGGAAGATTGAAAAACCGACGTTTGTCCTCTTCATTTGCGATAAAAGTCTACGGTCTGAGGAAGAGGCGCGGCGCGGTGGAACGCAAAATCCAGGGACGTATGCGGTCCTGAACGGCACTCGGGATCTGCTTTACGATTCAAGGTTGTCCAAAGACATTTTTCCGATGTCTTTGCTGAGGGAGTGTCCCGCCTGGTTCGGTAAGGGCGTATCGATCTACAGCGCTGAATATGAAACCGCCCAGGCGCTGCTCTATGTGGGCGATTGAAGGAGGAACCTATGAAGGATAATGTTAACGATGGAGGTACACACTACCTCGATAAAGACGGCAAGGAACTGACGGAGCAGGAATATACTAAATTGACCAAAAAAGCACAGAATGCCGGGGAAGATATTAAATCGGCCCCTGACACGAAGGACAAGGAGGTAATGACCGATGATCGTTAAACGAGCGCAATTGGCGGCTAAAGCAGAGACCGCAGAAGGAACCGCAGAAACCCTGGCCGGGGCCGATGCATTCCTGGCTATGAACATCAACTTCAACCCGGAAATCGAAATGGGGCCACGGGACAATGTCACATCCTCCCTGTCGAACTTTTCCCAGGTTCCCGGCGCGAGAAAGGCGACGATGGAATTCGATGTGGAGCTGAAGGGTGCCATAGCGGCGGGGACCGCCCCAGTCCTGGGTAAACTCCTGAAGGCGTGCGGATTTGGGGAAACAATAGTGGCCGTTACATCTGTTACCTACAAACCGGCCTCCACAGGGATCGATTGTCTATCCCTGGCAATGTATAACGACGGCGTCAGATACGGAATTTTCGGCGCGCGGGGCAACGTCAGTCTGAAAATGGAAAAGGGCAAGCCGGGCATGCTGCACTTTGTCTTCACTGGTTCTGATTTTACCGTTACCGACGTGGCCTTGCTTTCTACCGGCGTCTCCTACGAGGCCACTAAGCCCGTGCCCTTCCTGACCGCCACATTGACCATTGAGTCCTACGCTGCCATGTTGGGATCACTGGAATTCAACATGAATAACGCAGTGGCCCTCCGCTCTGACGTGAACGTCTCCTCCGGCCACAAGAGCGCCGTCATCACTGCCCGGAAGCCCACCCTGTCCATCGATCCGGAAATGGTCACAGTCGCCGCTTACGACTTCTTCGGAAAATGGCGGAGCGGTAATGAAGGTGCTCTTACCCTGGCACTGACCGGATCGGCCGGGAATATCTGCACGATTACCGCTCCGAAGGTTCAGTACACCGGTGCGAAACTGGCAGATAGTAGCGGCATTCGCTCCCTGGGGATCGATTGCCAACTCAACCGCAACTCCGGCGACGATGAATTGTCGATCGCATTCACCTAAGAGGTTGAAATGGAAGAAAAACGATACAATATCAGTGATAAAATCTATGTGCAGCGCACGTTGGTGCTGGGCCAATGGAAAGAGCTTGGGGCCATCCTGAAGGAAGTCGCCATCCCGAACGATATCACTCCAATCTCCCTGGTAAGGGCATTGGGGAATAACCTCTTTGCCGTCATGGCGGTGATCCTTACAGAGGAAGGCCGGACACCTCAAGGGAAGGACATCCCTCAGCTCGCCGTCGAGATTGAATATGGCATTACACCAGAGGCGGCCATCGAGGTTATTGCCCATTTTTTCGAACTGAACCCAATTCCCTCACTCTTGAGCAATCTGTGGACTCTGGCGGCGCAGGTACGGGAGAAACTGACGGAGATTGGGTTGACGAGCTTTGCTTCCTCGTCAGCGACGGAGACATTACCAGACGTGACTGGGTCCTCTGGAATGTCACCGCCGGAGAGGCAAAGCGATGGGCAAAACGCACCCTGAAGCAGCGTTATGAGTGGGTGGAGATTCTTTTCGGTGCGCAAGCGGAAGAACAAAAAGGGGTGAAGTCATGTCGGCACGTTGATGCATGCAATATGTGCCGAAAACGCTGCAAAGACAGGATTGGAACAGGCTGATGCCGGAGACAAAAATACAGCTTATCATCGAGGCGCTCAACAAGACGGATTCCGCGTTTAACGATCTGAAGCGCCATCTGAAGGATTCTCAGGTCGATACGGATGCCTTGAACGCTAAATCGCAAGTTTTGTCGGGAAGCATAGGAGGCCTTGCAGCATCCTTTGTGACCCTGGGAACCGCCATTGCCGCCATCAAATCCGGGATCACCTACCTCGCCCAGATCGAAACCGCTTCTCTCGGTATCGCAGCCGCCTTCATGACCGGCGGGAAGTACATCGATGCCACGAGCGGCAAGGCACTGGCCGCCCAAGATGCTTTGAACGCCGCACAGGGGGACTCCAAGAAGATTATCGAAGAGTTGCAGTACGCCAATCTTCAAACCATTGCTACCCTCGACGAATTGATCGCTGCCTATCAGGTAACGCTCCCCGTCGCCCTGGCCAAAGGATTTGACCGCCAACAGGTCAAGGACTTCACTGTGGCGATGGTCCAAGCAGCAGGGGCCATCGGCTTGCAGATGAACCAGTTGGGAGAGGAAACACGCTCCCTGCTGACTGGGGCCATTGACCCCAGGAACAGCCGGATCGCTACGGTGCTGGGCCTACGAAATGAAGACGTCAATAAATTTAAGGGAGACGCTGGCGGCCTGTTCAATTTCCTGATGGATAAGCTGGCTGCATACCGGGTGGCAGGCGTTGCGGCGCAGGACACCTGGGCAGGTCTCTGGTCAAACTTCAAGGATATCATCTCGCAATCTCTGGGAAAGGCCATCGAACCGCTTTTCGATGCCCTGAAATACGAGTTGAAGTCTGTCGCCGATTCCATTGTCACGATTGATGACAAGGCCAAGAAAATTAAGTGGAATCCGGAATTTTTAGAAGGAGTAACCGCATTCAGGGACGGCATTCAATCCGTTATCGCCGAAGTATATCGGCTGGGCATGCTGCTGGACAAAGTCGGCGGGTCGTTCACTCGGCTGATGCATGGCGCTACGTTCAGCGAGCTTACCGGATCTGATCGATGGACAAAGGCCAACGATGAGTACCGGGAGCGCTATATGAAGTCCGAAAAGGCCCTTCAAGACATGGCTATGCGGTCCCAGGGTTGGAAGCCAGTAACAGCGGATATTGACAAACAGATGCGTGAGGCTGCGGCGCAAGGAATAAAGAAATATGAACAGACGCAGACCAACGTGGGGGGAGAGGATGCGGGAACTCAGCAACTGCTGCGATATTACCGGGATATCGGTCCAAAACAAAAACCAGAATGGGGGGCGAACACGCCTAAACCGGAGGTGGACAAAAAATTAGAAAATCTCAAAAAGGAGTGGGAAAAGACATCACGCGATCTCGAAACAGACATAGATAAGCAGGGTCTAAGTGAATTCGAGAAAAAGATCGAAGACGTAAAAAACAAGGAAACAGACCTGATCGGAAAATTCAAGAAGATCCCTGGCGCAGAAGAGGCAATCAAGTCATGGGCGGCGGAGTCAAAGCAATGGCTCGGCGTCGAGGATGCTCAAAAGGAAGCGGAGAAGGCTTGGAAGATCGAGCAGGACATGACGAAAGCCCGCGAGGATCTAAACAAGCACCTTACTGACCTGACCGCATCGGAAACAGAAAAAAGGATCAAACATGTTGACGAGGAGGCCCAAAAAGCACGGGAATTAGCGTCTGAATCATATAATCTGCTGACGCCGGAGGGGGAAAAAAATTATCAGGACGCTCTCATACAAATCACTCAATCCGCTTCGGAGCAGAAAAAGAAGATCACGGCGGATTATGAAAAGTCCCGCAGGGAAGCAGAGATTGACAGCCTTACTGCCGCCCTCGACATAGCTGAAAAAGAAGGGCTTGCGCATCGGAAGACCATCAATGAACGTATCCAACTAATGACCGAGTTGGAGTCCATTCAGACAGAATATTTAGAGTCGCTGGACAAAACCAAAGACACGACAGCTTGGTATCAGCAGGCAAAGGCTATTGAATCTACAAGAAAATCAATCGCGGATCTGATGCGAGAAAAAAGCATGCAGGATACTTTTGGAGCCATGAAGCTGGCCATGACCGACCTGGAGAACAAGTGGACCGATGTCGGGCAGCAGATGTATGACGTGGCCACCACCACAGCCCAGGCCATGCAACAGGCTTTCAGCGACTTCTTCTTCGACGCATTTCAAGGAAAACTCAAAAGTTTAGGCGATTACGTCACATCTTTTTGTAACTCTGTCAACCGGGCCATCGCTAACGCCTTGTCTCAGCAGATGAGCGCGGGAGTGTCGAGCGGGATCGGAGGGTTTTTCGACTGGATGAAAGGAAGCGGTTCAACTCCACTAAATACAGGCAATGAGCCAATACAATTGGGAGCCGATTATGGCGGTGGAGCCACCACTGCTTTCGGTATGCACAGCGGCGGTAAACTGGGGCTAACTCCGACATTTTATAGAATAGTTCCGACAACATCCATAATGGATTCTCTTCCAAGACGACACAGCGGTGGACTGGCTTCAGATGAACGCCTGGTCGTGAACAAGGTCGGCGAACGCTATATTACGGAAGAGCAAAACGATTGGTTGACGGGGGTGGCCAGAAGCATGGACGGAGGGGGTAATCAACGGGTCGCTACCAACGAAAATCACGTTCACGTCCACCTGAATGTCAACGCCCTGGATTCCCGTAGCGTCTCTCAGGCAATTCAGCAGCACGCAAACCAGATCACCGGCATTGTCAATCAGGCATTCAATAAGCGCGGCCAAAGGGGGCCGAACGGATGAGCGAAACCTATCCAATCACACCCGGTTTTTCTTCCATGCGGTTCACCTCCCTGACGCCCTCCCTGGTGTCGTGGTCACATAGCATGATTCGCCAGTCCAGGAGTAAAGGCGCACAGCGTTGGCAGATCGAAGCGGAATACCCACCGAATCTGCTACGGTCGGAAATTTCCCCGATCATCGCCTTTCTGATCAAACAACGGGGGCAATACGAGACATTCTCCCTCTATCTGCCTGATCTCTGGGCTACATCGCAGGGCGTTGCTACCGGCACACCCCTGGTCCATGCCGATACGCCTCCCTCCGGTCGCTCTATCGTGACAAAAGGCTGGACCCATTCTGTCACAAACATTCTACGGGCCGGGGACTTCGTCAAATTCTACGCTCATAGTAAGGTCTACATGCTCACGGAAGACGCCGACAGCGACAGCGCAGGCTATGCAACCTTGAATATCGAGCCGGCCCTGCTTTCGATTCCCGCTGATGATGAGGCGGTTATAGTTTCATCGGTTCCATTTACCGTAGCGTTGGTGTCGGATACGTTCGATTTCGGCGTGAAAGGACCGAATGTGCACGATCTAAAAGTGCAATTTGTGGAGGTCTTTTGATGGCAGACCGAGACGCCACCACCGCCATAATCACCGAGCTGGGCAAGACCAAGAACCAGCCTGTCCACCTCATCGAAGTCACCGTGGAAGACGCCGATGGCGTTGCCACCGTCTCCTATATGACCGACGCATGGACAAATGTCATCTGGAATGGCCACACTTACCTCGCACTCGGTCATTTCCTGGGGTTTACGGATATCGAGGAAACGGCAGATGTGCAGGTTAATTCTTTGACCCTGTCCCTTTCTGGAGTGGATCAAGCATGGATCAGCGCGTTTTTATCCTACTTTTACATCGACCGGCCCATTAAGATCTACAAAGCCTTTCTTGCAGACTTATATGCCGATCCGTGGCGGCTGAATGATGAGTCGGACAATGGTCTTGATACGGAAGCCGGGGAGGATCTCGTCTGGGAGGAAGATGAAGAGCCCTATGCAAATATGGCCATTATTTCCGATCCGATTTTGATCTTCGAAGGGCGGATGGATGAGCCGGGAATCGAGGAAAATCCTGAAGACGGTTCTTGCATCGTCACGGTTTCGGCCACGAACGTCTGGGTGGATTTTGAACGGAAGGCGGGGCGGCATACCAACCACGAAGAGCAGCAGATCTTTTTCCCCGGCGACCTGGGCTTTCAGTATGCGAGCGAGGTAGTCAAAGACATCACCTGGGGGCGCAAGTAATGGACATCGAACGCGAAATCAAACTAATTGATTTTGTGAAGGATAACCGGGGGCGTTCTTTTTCCTGGGGTCAATGCGATTGCAACACTTTTGCCCTGGAAGTGATGGACGCCGTCCATGATACGGACCTGGCCGCACAGATCCGGGGTAAATATGAATCGCTGTTAGGGGCGTTCCTGTTTCGTCGCCGGGTTCCCGGCAGTTTGATAAACATACTGAAGACGGCGGGATTTATCGAGGGGAAGAAAGGATTTGAGCAAACCGGCGATCTCATGATCGTGGAAGATCCCAAGTGGGAAATGGTCCACATTTGTCTCGGATCTCAGGCCGTCGCCGCCTTCCCTGAGCACGGGGTGATGACGTTTCCCATGCACGAATTGCGCGACAAGTCCTATTCCGTCTGGAGGTTGCCATGCCGCCGGTAATTATTGCCGTAGTTGCTATGGCAGCCGCATATGGAACCGCAGCCGCCGTTACAGGCGTGGTTATCGCTGGTATAACCATTGGCGCGACAGCAGCTGCTATGGTTGGCGCTGTCGTGGCGATGGGCGTATCTTACATCGGCAACATGGCCCTCAATTCTATGGCCGGTGGCGGGTCTCAGCAGGCCCAACTTCCACTATATGACTCATCGGCTGCGGTATTCAAGAACGCCCAGGGCTACCTGGTAAACAAGCAGAGCAATAACGCCGCCCTCCCTTTGATCTACGGTTCCCGTACCGTCGGTGGCTCCTTCGCGTTTATGGAGGTTTCTGGAGATTCAAACGAATACCTGCACCTGGTCATAACTCTTTGCGAAGGGCCTATCTCTGCCATCCCCACCGTTTATCTCAACGATGTCGCCTCGACAGACGCCAAGTATTTAGGATTTATAGATGTTTACAAGCACCTGGGCGATGACGATCAGCTTGCCGATTCTGCCCTTATGGCCGCCACACCCAAATGGACGGAAAACCACCGTCTTCGGGGCGTCGCCTATCTCTATATCCGCCTGAAATACGATCAGGACGTCTATTCCAGCGGCATCCCGACGATCACCGCCGATGTGGACGGACGGACGGTTTACGACCCCCGAGACGCCACGACAAAGTTTAGTCACAACCCTGCCCTGATCATTCGCGACTATCTGACCAATACCCGCTATGGCCGGGGCCTCAATGCGACCCTCTATGACGATACCTCCGGCAGCGCCGCCGCCAATTACTGCGAGGAAGATGTGACGGTCGGCGGGGTTACTCAGGACCGCTATACCTGCGACGGCATCGTGGAAGTGGACGACACGCCCCTGTCTATTGTCGGCAAGCTCCTGACGTCCTGCCGGGGCTGGCTAATATTCACCGCCGGGCGCTATAAGCTGATCATCGACAAACCTGAAACGGCGACGGCCTTCGCTTTCAGCGAAGACAATATCACTGGCTCCTGGAAGATCTTCGCGGGGAGCAAGAAGAACACCTTTAACCGCTTGCGGGTGAATTTCTTTAATCCCGACCGGAATTGGCAGGCCGACATCACGTCCGTGGAATCCACGGCCCTTCGCGTCCTGGACAATGGCCTGGTTCTGGAAAAGACAATCGATCTGCCTTTTACCGCCAACATCGACACGGCTCGGCAGCTTGCCACCATCGCCCTGAATCAGTCCCGGCAGCAAATAGCCTGCCAGTTCCGGGCGTTCGTCTCCGGATTGCGCTGCGAGGTGGGTAACGTGGTTCCCATCACCCATGCGACGCCCGGATGGTCTGCGAAGGAATTCCGCATTATTAAAATGGCCCTCCGCAATGACGACGAGGTTGAAGTGACGGCCATTGAATATGACGCCACAGTTTACGACTACGGCACCATCAGTGTCGTTGACGCCACGCCAAACACCAATCTTCCGGATATGACTACGGCATCTCCCCCGGTTAACGTCCGGATCTCCGAGGAGCTTTATTACACCATGTCCGGCAAGGGCGTGCAAACCAGGGCAATCGTATCGTGGGAAGCACCGCGGGACGCCTTTGTCGCCTCCTATGAAGTCGAGTTTAAGCTTTCTGCTGACAGTTTCTGGATGTACGCGACGGCAACAAAGGCAAGGCAATGCAATATTGATGATTTAGCTCCTGGCAAATATGATTTTCGGGTGAGATCGATCAATACGATGGGAGTTTCATCCGCTTATAGCGTCCTAACAAATCAAAGCCTGTCGGGACTTACGACCCCTCCGGCAGATATTCAATCGTTTATTGTGCGCCCGATGGGTGGCCAGGCGCACCTGCAATGGCAGCGTAGTGAGGAAATGGACGTTATTCACGGCGGACATATTAAGATTAGATTTTCCAACGTCATGACTGGAGCATCCTGGGAAGGTGGTATCGAAATCGCCTCTGCGTCGGGCGCTTCGACGGGTGTCACCGTAACCCTCATGTCCGGCACATATATGGCAAAAGCCGTAGATTCGTCAGGTAATTACAGTGCAACGGCGGCAATGGCAGTGACAAATATGTCGGACATCCTTTCCATGAATTATGTGGCTGAGCAGGAAGAACACCCCGGTTTCACGGGAAGCAAGACGGCCATGATTGTCGATGAAAACATCCTTATGCTGCAAGGCGATGATGGTTATATCCTTCTGGAAGAAGGGGGTAACATCCTGACGGAGATATGCGCTGTTTCCTGGCGGCTGTTGGATGAATCAAGCAACGGTCTTGATGCGGAAGACGGCACCGACCTTGTCTCGGAAGAATATGAAGACCCCTATGGGTATGGAGGTCTTGACCTCGTGGGCAACCCTGCGGTGTGTGCGTCCGGAGCATATGTGTTTTCAACTTATTATGATTTAGGTGCTGTTTATAAGAGTCGTCTGACGGCGCAGATTGAGCAATCCGGTTTTGCACTTGGTGATGAGATAGACTTGCGGGATCTGAACATAGATGATTGGCCCGGCTTTGACGGCGAGCCTACGGAATATACCCATACTCGGTTTTTTGTCCGGACGACGCCGGATGACCCGACAGGGACTCCGACGTGGAGCGATTGGCTGGAGTTCGTAATCATCGATCTGCAGGCGCGAGCCTACCAATTCAAAATCGAAGCCTACACGGAAAATGCTAATTATAACATTGGAATCTCAGCCCTTTCGGCTTTGATCGATATGCCGGACAGGTCTGAACGTGGTCAGTCTGTAGTTGTCCCTGTTGGCGGCAAATCAATTGTATTTACCACGCCCTTCAAGGGACAGCCAGCCATTGGACTTACCATAAATGACATGGAGTCGGGGGACTATCACACCCTATCCAAACAAACCCGGCAAGGATTCGACATTGTTATCAAGGATAGTGTGGGCAGCAGCGTGGAGCGATCCATCGACTGGTCTGCCCTGGGTTATGGAGGTGAAATAGCGTCATGAGCCAGCACGATTACGTCATTGCGAACAGCACCGGAGCGGCAGTGCGAGCAGACATTAATTCCGCGTTGCAGGCTATCGTAACAAACAACAGTGGCCCGGCGGAACCGATAGCTACCTATGCTTACATGTTTTGGCCCGATACGACTACGGGCAAGCTCAAGATGCGCAACGGGGCGAATACTGCCTGGATAGAAATAGGCAGCCTGGAGACGGCTAACCTCGGTTATTTAACGAGTTATTTTGCTGCGGGTACAAAGTTGGTCTTTTACCAATCGGCACCGCCTGCAGGCTGGACCAAAGACACATCCAGCAATGACAAAGCCTTAAGGGTTGTTTCCGGCGTGGGCGGCGGAACGGGAGGAACGCATGACCTTAGTTCGCCGCCTTCGACTGCCCATGTGCATACCGGGCCGAGCCACACCCATACCGGGCCGAGTCACGTTCATGGTGTGTCTGTTTCGGTAACAATGTCAGTGTCTTTATCCATAGCGGGTGCAGCTTACCAGAGAGGATTGTGGTTTTCTGGAGGACAGACTGGAGTTGGTTCTGTATCAGAGGATGGGCACGGACATCCTGGATCATCTGGAAGTGGATCTGGTATTGGAAGTGGATCTACGGGGGCGGGAGGAACGGAAGTAACTGGGGCGGGAGGAACGGGAAATACCGGTAGCACAGCACCCACTGCCTTCGCGCCCAAGTATATTGACGTGATCGTCGCCATTAAAGATTAGAAAACGAAAGGAGTCTATATGATTGAAACCCAAATATCATGCCCTCTCGGTAGCAAATGCGAAGAAATTAAGGACAATGTCCTGATGCGCTGTGCCTGGTTTACAAAACTGGTCGGAAAGGATCCCCAGTCGGAGAAGGAGATCGACGAATGGCGTTGCGCTATCGCCTGGCTGCCTATCATGCAGGTTGAGATAGCGCAGACCAACCGGGGTCAAACAGATGCGATCTGCTCGATGCGTGATGAAACAATAAAGCGCCAGGATATTTTCAACACGCTGGCTGCCGAAACAATTAAACGAAAGGAGTTGGTGACCAATGGCTGACAAGAAAATTTCGGAATTAAGCGAACTGATGACACCGGCGGTTGACGATATTCTCCCGATAGTCGACACCAGTGCCACATTGACGAAAAAGATTAAGCTGCAAAATCTGTTCGAGAATGCCTTCGATGTGAAACCTGCTGCTGACAGTACGTATTCTCTCGGTACTGCGCTTCTGGCATGGCTCAATGGACATTTTGATAAGCTGACGCTGGGCGGTGTCGAAAAGACTGCCTGGCCATCAGCGGTTGCCGGGTCGAACGGAGAGGTGCTGATGAGCGGTGCGATTACTCTGAACGGCGAAGATGGCGTCACAATTACACACAGCAAGGGTGACACCTCTTATTTAATAAAGGTGCTTCCGAAGGAATTACAGGGCCTGGGGCGCGTCGGAGAGATCGTTTATGTTAAATCAACAAACACCGCCGTGGTCTATAACTCCGGGATTGCCCGTATATTGGCCGATTATGAGTTGTCGGCTGTCATCTAATGGAGGTGTCAATATGATTAAATTTGAAGGACCGAAAATTATTGTCGAATCCTTTCAGTGTTCACGGGGCGTCGTGGCAATGCAAGATGCGGACATGACGCCATTACAAGGTCAAATGGTAAGGATATATCTCGATGATAACCTGAATGTTGCCATCAACCCCAAACAAGACATGTACTGGCAATTAGCGGAAATGATGCTGCCTCCACCGATGACACGGCAGATCGACCAGGGATCTGTATTGTCAGCCGTTTCGAACGTCGCTTACATTATGCGGGGAGAAAGCGCCATTGATGCCATAGATACTGAGGGAGGTAGAATCGCTCGGGTAGGCCAGTTCTGGCAGAATTACCGGCAGGATATCGAGTGGCGAGTTGTTTCCGGCGGAATAGAATGGTTGACGGAGAGAACGCCGAAAGCGGGGGAGGAATACTCAATAATCATCGAGAATCTCCTGGAGAGTCCAAATATAATCACCGAAGCGGTCTCTCTCGATTTGGCGATGGTGGAGATAAAGACCTTCTGTCTTCCTGAATAAGAAAGGAGAACTATATGGGAAAGCGAAAAAGTTTGTGGATTTTGGAAAAGATGATGCAGTTTGAAACCCGCCTTGATGTGTATGTGGACGGAGATGGGAACGAATCGATAATGAAGTGGATACCGCCGTGGCGGGCCTGCCGTGCCTTAACGAGTACGGCAGCCGTGGCGACGCCTTCAGGTACCGTGGGCGATTGGTTTCATCCTGACGATATTCAATCAGCTTGGGTAAATAATACGGATTATGAGATCATTTCAATGGGCGGCTACTGGGTCGATATGTACCTCAGCTCGTCTCCCCTGGCCACGTCGGCATCTGTTGGCTCTGCCTGTAATGGTACGGATACAAATAAGAAGTATTATGTATCGCAGCCTGGCGTTGCGCCGATGGTATCACAAACTATCGCCCATTTTCGCCAATATTTGAAGGCGAGATTCGCCTCTGGCGGCTTTGCTGGGTCGGGCTTGTCTGGCGGTTGGTCTGGTAAAGGAGGCATCATGCTTGATGTGTATTGGCATGAGCTGTGGATCTGGACACGGATCAACCGCTGGCTGCTCCGTGGTAATACCAATGGGTACAACGCCTCGAATCATATCCCGCAGTGGCATTTGGACGCGAACGATATAGGCATCCTGGATGGTTCGCAACCAGCCTCATATGGTACGAACATCACCGGCGGCGGTGGAAAGTTTTGGGATATTCCGATCTCTGATTTCTGTGGCAATCGATGGGAGTTCACGGATGGTCTCCGGCTGAATGGTGGGGCCATTTATTCGGCAGGAAAAACTGTAAATCCTTTCACGAACCCAACTGACGATTATACCCATGCAAGTTTTTCTGCCACAGGCCTTTCGGTCTCCGGATGTACGTCGGGGCAGTCGGTAGCGTCCTGTCGTGCGGAATCCGCACTAAAGTTACATGGCATCCCGGCCAGCACCGTAACGGCAGGAACAGGCGGCTTTGATGGCCAGGGGTTCTGGTTTGACCTTACTTCTGAACGCATTGCTCTTCGCGGTGGTTATTGTTACAGCGG